CGGAAGCCATCTGGATTATAACTTAATCCGTTGCGTTTTTCATGTGGTAAATTTATCGCGGTCGCGGGTTATCCGTTGCGCCGCGTTCGCCATTTCGCAGCGTCGTGCTGCGGGGTCCGGCAAAGTGGTTAGGTGCTTTTGAAGTTAAGCGCCGCTCTGATGAAGTCGGCGGTTGCGGTTGTCATTAGGTCTTTGGGCTGGCAGAGTAGTTGTCGCCAGCCTAGGCCGGACGCGGTGTTGATTTTTTCCCACTCAAGGAGCATAGCTGCGCCTCGCGAGTGACGGCCATTAGTCCAGATTCCGCCGTTGATTTCAAGGTAAACGCGGTGCTCGCTCCAAGCGAAGTCCATGCGCCACTGACGCACCGGATGAAAACGATGCTCTGCCACCGGACGCGGCAAGCCCATTCGCTCGCAGAAGTCGGGAAACGCGGCGTATCTGGCAGCGGCGGAGATGCGCTTTCCTTTCGATTTTGCGGGTTTGGGTGACGCGGCGAGTATCTGCGCACGGACTCGCGAGCTTAGGCCATCAATTCTAAAGCGGCTCATTCGCTGCCTTTCGTGGTATCCGACATTGCTTTGTCTATCGCTTGGCGAATTCCCATTTCCTCATCATCGCCAACTCTTTTGGGCGCGCTAATTGGGCCGTATTCCAACAGATATGATCCACCGCCATCGTATAGATGAATCAATTGAGTTTCGGCCCAATCAAGCCGCTCTTTATCTTTCCTCAACTCCACCAATTCATCGCCTTCCTTCTTTCCAGCGTGCGCGCCGGAGACTGCTAAATCCCAGCGCTCTTTGTTCTTTTTAGATGCGCAGCAATAAAGGTGTATGCCTGCCTCGGTCATGGTTTCGATTTTAGCCCTTAGCATTTCTTCACGGCAGACGTGCGACCGCCTGAAAAGGATATTGCTAGACGGGGTTTATTTACTGCTCTTTGGGTTTCCATTTAGATTCAGTTTCAGGTTAAAATATCGCCTACCTGCGGCATCCGCCTAGGCTTGCCCGTGTAAGCCGGAATGCCAGCTTCGTCACGCCAAGCGGAAACGAGATGCTGCGGGATGTCGTAAGCGCGGGATATTTGGCCGGTGGAGTAGTCGGCGCGTAACGACTTTAGCGCTGCTTTTCGCTTGTGTGCGTGCGCCTCGCGTAGTTTTGGCGAGGATACGCGCGGGCCTCGTGAGCTGTTGATTGGTTTCATTGTATGGCTAGGCGGCAGTCCGTTTTAAGTTTCTCAATCACTGCTTGTAGGTTTTTATCGTATTCGATTTGCTCGCCGATTCGCTTGCATCCATGGACGATTGTTCCTCCGTCCATGTCGGCGCGAAAGCAGGCAGCAATGTCGGCAACGCAATAGTCGGTTATTTCTCGTGCGATATACATGCAGACTTGGCGGGTTAGCGCAAGTGACGCCCTTCGGCTGCGGGAACGCATCGCGCTTTCTGGCAACTTGTAGTGCGCGCATACGATGCGGAAAATCGCGGCCATGTGCGGGCGGGTGTAGCCGGTGGCAAGTCCCACTTCCGCCTTGGTGTTTTGCTCAATTATCTGCAAAGTTTTATCCATCTGGTTTAGTGCTGCTCGGAGGGCGGCAACGTCGTCTTGTAAGCTCATGTTGTTGTTTTTTGGTTATTGAACTGCCTGAGTATCTCTTTGCGATGGTCAGCATCCCATTCGCTCCACGGCTGGTGCTCGCGATCTCCACCGCGTGCGTAAGGACACTGCGGCATTTCTTCGTTGACCCACTCGCGCAGGCCTTCGGGCATTTCGATAGCGACCTTGCGTGGCTGAACGAACGGCGTGCGCTGCGTCTTGAATCCGCCCGCTTTCCACCGTTCGATTGTCGCCCGCCACGAAACCATTTTCGAGTTGCCGACCTTCCATCCCTTTTGCTCGTAGCTCTTGCACCATTCGTTGCCATCCAAGGGCCATCCGATGCCGATTGAATAGTGCGTGACCTCATCGGGCGTTGGTGGCGTAAAAGCGGCGCGTTTGGCTTTGCTCGTGGTTTCGTAGCACTTTGCAATAACCGACTTCGCTTCCTCCGGCGTCAGCTTGCACCCGCAAATCTGCGCCTCCTTCAAAGCAGCATAGCACTTTTCCGCGAATGCTTCGGATTCTTTGCTCATTGTGATTGGGATTAGTCATGCTCGCGTGAGTCGATTTTAACCGAAGGAACAACGGGGCGCGGCACAGTCATGCCGTTTAACTTAGTCCGGCATACAGTTCCGTCGCTCCATACCGTTGTAACCTCGCCACGCGGTTCTTCTTTTTCTTTGGGTTCGGTTTTCATGCAGTTGCGAAAAGGTCCGACTGCGCTTTGAGGTTGTGAAGGTTGGCGCATGCTTGTTCGGCATAGCTCTTTTTAAGCTCACTTCCAACAAACTTACGACCAAGCGAAAGAGCCCCATAACCCTCGGACCCTATGCCGGTAAACGGGCTGTAAACCAAATCACCGGGATTGCTCCACAGTTCGATTGCCCTCTCGATAACGTCGAGTTGAAGCGGGCAAATGTGGCGTTCGTCGGCAGATTCGCGGGCGCATTCGCCATTCAAAACGCGGCCTTGATCAACGGTCATCCAAACCGGCGATGCCACTTCCTGCCACCATGAGACGGGGTATTTCGTTCCATCTTTGATGACGGGTGTAACACACTCGCCCGGCGCACGGAACACGATAAGATAATCAGCACAACCCACTCGGGAATCGGAAGAATCGCTGCGCAGCGTCTTGTGAAGCAGTCCATGCGCCTTAGTGCGTTGCATCTCCGTTACTGGCGATTTCCAGATGCAAATGCGCGAATGAAAAAGGAATCCGTGACGCCAAAAAGCCCGAATGATTTCTCCGCTAAAATCCTGAAACTCAATCTTTCCGTGTTTCCACTTTGTGGAAAGAAGGTCCACGCAATGCACGGCCACCTCGCGCCCCGGCTGCATGATTCGCTTGATCTCAACAATGAGATGATCGAAATGCACCATGAACTCGGCCATTCCACCGCAGTTCCCCATGTCTTGCGGGTCGGAGCTGTATGTGAACAAGTCGGCGAAAGGCGGCGAGAACACAGAGAAACCGACTGATGCGTCGGGAATAGTTTTAGCAACGCGCACGCAGTCGCCGTGATGAACGGTCCAGCCGTCGCCTTTGGTGGTGGTAATGTCCAGCTTTGCAGCAACTTTTTCGTCGCTGGCAAATCGGAGTTCGTGAGCAGCTTGTTTCATGGATTCTTGCATGGTCTTGTGTTGTTGAATTTTGGTTTCGATAGCTCTGAGAATTGCGCCCTCGGTTTGGGCTTGGATGATATATGCGTTTACTTCGCGGGTTTGGCCGAATCGATAAGAGCGGCGTAACGCTTGGTAAAAGTCCTCGAAAGAATAGGAGAGCCCGACAAAAGCGACGTTGCGGCAGTGTTGGAGATTAAGCCCCATTCCGCAGATGCTTGGCTTACTTATGAGAACGCGGACCGTTCCGTTGATAAAATCTGTTATGGCTTTTTGCTTATGCTCAATCGTGTCAGACCCGCGCACTTCAACTGCGTCCAATAGTTTCTCGCAAAGCGCGTCGGCTTCGTCGTTCGTGTTACACCAAACAAGCCAAGGCTCTTTTGACTTGTTCACCAATTCGGCAACCGCATCGGACCTCGCGCCGGACGTGAGCCGCATTTCGCGGTGCATCGTTGTAGCCGATAGCGTCGAAATGCGGAAAAGGTCTTCTCCTGTCTCATTCGACTCGTCAACGTGAACGGTGATCGTCTCCATTTTGAGCGCGGGCAAAACGTAGCCGTCATCAGGAAATCCAATGTCAGACGGCTTGCTGATACATGCCGCCCAGCTCGCGAGCCATTGCCAGAATGCTTTTTCTGCGTGCTTCTTTAATCGCCAGTCGCCTGTGTTGAACGTGTCATTTATGAAATACGTGCAAAGCATTTGAGCTGGCGTGCAGATTCCGAGAAAATCGGCGTGCTGCCCTAGCTCGGTGTAATCGTTAGGTGAGGGTGTAGCGGTGCAGCAAAGTCGATACGGCGTGTTGGCAAAGGCGGCGGTTAGTGCTTGGCGTGTCTTGCCGGTAAAGGCCTTCAAGATGGAGCTTTCATCCAGCACGACGCCTGCGAAATCTTCGCATCGAAAATGATCGAGCTTCTCATAGTTCGTTATCCAGACTCCGGCACGGTCAATGTCATCATGCGAGGTAGCTACAACGGCGGGGATACCAAACTTGACGGCTTCGCGTGCGGTCTGTTGGGCAACTGCCAACGGGGTCAAAATCAAGACGCTTCCGCCTGTGTGTAAATGGACTTGATGCGCCCACTCCAACTGTTGAGCGGTCTTACCGAGTCCACAGTCTTCAAAGAGAGCGGCGCGGCCTTTTCTTACTGCCCATTCAACTATCTGCTTCTGCCAAGGGAAAAGAGGGGCGGTTATCGGCAAAGGCTCAAAGCCTGAGTTTTCAGTCTTCCTGTTTTTAGAGGCGATGAACTTGTCGTATTCTGATGTGTTTGTTTTCATGTGTTAGCTAAGAGTGAGTTATTGTTTCCAGACTGCCCTTCTCCAAGATGGGAGATTCCATGCGGGGCGTGCGCGTGGTCTCCGTTTGTGTCCCGCTAGGCACCGGTTTTTGCGGTTAGTTGGTCTGAGTGCTGCCCTTGCTCCTGAGTGGTGTCATCCATGGCCTACGTTGGCGAATCTCCCCTAACTCCAACGCAGGACTTTGTTTCAGACCTAGCCTAGCTGAGTTCGCCATTTAAGCGTCCGGTGCTCGTGTGGCGTTACGTGGCCGGAACCCTACGACTCGTGCGGAGTCAGTGGCTTATGCGTCGTTCGATAATCGCGGGCATAAAAAAACCACTGATGGGCTTAGACGGTCATCAGTGGCTTTAGTAGGAGCGGCTGATCTGTTTTATTCAAACAGTGTCTAAGCCGCTCGAATGCACCGACAATGCTTAGGGGGATTCGTTCGTCAAGCGGTTATTTCGATTTCTTGGAAAAACGCCCGTGTTTGTCGCGGTTAGGCATCTTTGCCCACTGGTCGATTATCGCGTTGGCGGCTGCTAGGTCGCGTGCTCGTTTCGTGATGCGCTTGCGGTCAAGGCACCATGCGAGAAAAACGACTGCGAATAGGGTTAAAACTACGATTGGATTCATGGATTTAGTGCGTCTTGGATTTGTTTCTTCTCGGCGATTTCAAGTGCGTTGATGCAGTCGATAAGTTTCTTGATGGAGTCGCGGCAATTGATCATCGCGGCATGAACCTGCTTGCGCTTGGATTCGCTCATATGGTCCCAATCGCATTCGCGCAGATCAATTGAGTATGCGGTTTCATCGAAGCAGTCGGCGTCCGATTGAAGTTCTGACAGCTCCTCAACCGGCCAAATAACCTCCGACCATTCCCATCCTAGGTCATCTACTGCGCGGGCTGCTGAAATGGCGGCTAATGCGTCGCGTTGGGCCTTATCCACGGCATCACGCAGCGGGCCAATCATAGAGCTTTGCGGGCTCAGGCTCTCGGGCGTGTCGAATAGTTCGGCGGTCATGGATTTCCTTTCGCCCCAGCGTGCGCGCCGGAGACTGCGGCTTCCCATGCGACTGCCTTTGTATCGTCGGACACATTGCAGCCAAAGACCGCCATGCGCTCATGCAGTCGGGCGACTACGGCGTTACCCGCCGAAATCAGCGCGGCTAGCTGGGCCTTCAATGCCGCGATTTCACCGCGCATTCTGTCGAAGTGCGCCCCATAGTTGCGCTCCTTGTCGTAAATGTAGCTGATGGTATTTCCGCGATACTCCTGCATCCCGATTTCTTTTTGACGCTGCGCTCGCTCTAGTTCGCTTTGGCCCTCCCAATAATCACGGGATTCTTTGAGTTTCGCCACCTCCTCGCGAAGACCCGCGATCACGGAGCGCGTTTCGGCGGGAGATTTTGCGAGGGCGTCTTTAAGCGCACACCATCCATCAAGATTGCAGGCGTCGCGTCCGTCATCCTTCCAGTGCTCATCAATTAGGCGCATGGCCCATACTGATGGGCTTTTCAGCTCAATTAAAGCAGCCTCAGCCGCTTCCGCGCGCGCCACGGCCTCACGCGCAACGGAAGACACGCGCCAGTTGTCGCGCTCGCTTTCTAGTTGGTCGATACGCGCCTGCATGTCGGAGAGCTGGCGATGCAATTTCTCAGCCCACAAAGTGTCTCGGTGCGCCCAAGAATCTTCGGCGTCTTTGATTAGTTCCGCGTCTGTTTTCGGAGTTGGTGTCGGGGTGCTCATTTGGTTATTCATATTTGCGGGTGCTAATGGTTATGGAGTTTGCGCAATTAGGTTCAACGATCAGGCTGTTGCTATATAGCACGCCGCCTACTTTACAGTGGGCAGGACTCCTGATTTCAAGCGAGCGTCCGTCCTTTCCGGCGCACACCTCAAACATTTCGCGTCCGTCTTCTGCCACGAAAACAACGCGGTCGCCATCTACAGGCTTCACGTTTTGCATGATGGTCATTCCAGTTTGTATTTTCATCTTTTCAAATCGCCGAGGATTCCGCCTCGGCTCGGGGTTGGTGCTTGCGTGCGTTAGGGCGCGGCTTCTTGGCGTTGGCGCGTGCGGCTAAGGTCTTCGCCTCAGACTTTGCGCGTCCGCCGATTGGTCCGCCTAGTTTTCCGAGTGCTACGGCGTGGGGGTTTTTCTTTTTGCTCACTTGTTAGTCCCCTCAATAGCCGCCGCTTCATCGAGCAACGCCTGCGCTTCCTTGCGCTTGCGGGCAGCTACGCAATCAGCCGAAGAACCGCCGATTTGAAGTGCAACGGTATCCGCGCTCGTTGGCGTCGCCTTGTTCCATGAACCGTTGGGCGTGTAGGCTTGCCACTCAACCGCGCCCTCGCTGGCCGATGGTGACGAGTTTACGACGAGACGAATCGTGCAGTAATCCTGCTTGGTCGCCGTGTTGATTTCAGAAATGCGCTCTTTGAAGAACGCGATGATGTCGCTGTCGGTAATGATGTTTTTCATTTCGTCCAGAGTTAACCAACCCGCTTTCGCTAGTGCAAGCACAAACTGAAACTTTTTTTGCGCGGGGTTAAAAAATAAAGCCCATGCGCGAGGCACGGGCTTTGGTGTGGGTTAAAATTGCGGCTCTTCTATTGCACCGCTAGGCGATGGCCTTGGACTGTCTGAATCCTGCGGCTTGTCATCACGCCCACCAAGGAATTGAACCTGCTCAACAACGATCTTCAACTTGCTGCGCTTTTGGCCGGTGGTTTTATCGTCCCAGCTATCCAGCTTCAAGCGGCCTTCAACGTATGCGGGGCGTCCTTTGGTGAGATACTTGGCAATGTTCTCGCCTTGCTTGCCCCACGCTTCGCAGTCAACGAAGGTTGTTTCGTCGCGTTGTGCGCCGGACTCGTCTTTGAACTGGCGATTGATTGCCAGCCCGAACTGACAGATAGCGGTGCCCTTGGGCGTTACGCGCAGTTCAGGATCACGGGTAAGATTCCCGATCAGCATTACTTTGTTTAGAGAGGCCATGATTATGCTTTAGGTTTGAGGGCGTTAGCGTCGGGACGGAGAATGTCTTGAATGTCTTTAGGGAGCGCAAGGAAAGCGGCTTTAAGTGCCTCGGCTCCGTTCGCGGCGGCGGTTTTGAGTGATTCAAGACCGGCGGTAAAGTCGGGCAGCGGCTGAATCGTGTGCGGCTTGCGCTTGCCCTTCTTCACGGTCAAAGCGATTTCAAGCGGCGCGTCGATTCCAGAGGCGTGACTGATTCGAATGCCGCCCGTCTTCTCGGGTCCGAACGTGATGCTTGGATCGTTGTAGAGCGTGATGCGTTTGTCGATATACGCCTTGCTGTCTGCGCCCCACATGGAGACGAGAACGCGGCGCATTCCCTTTGAGGGGCGGTAAGGACGCCCGTTGTCGCCGTCGAAGTGTATATTGACCGGCTGCTCTGCGGTGCTTCCCGCCTGAACGTCCGTGATGCGAATAATGCGTGGGCCGGAGATCAAGTCGTCCGCCGAAAGTTGGTCACTTTTAGGAATGATGGTAGTTGTTAGGTTCATTTTATTTGATGGGCGAAAATTCTCCACGCAGCTTCACGGATTGTTCTTTGTATGCCAAGTCAGCCTCATTGGCCGTCTTGAATAATCCAACATGACTACGCTTGCCATTAATCTGAATGGACACACAGAATTTACGGTGTTGCTTGTGCCAATGGACTCCACGAAGTCCGGTCTTGCTGCTGCGGTAAAGTGATTTGTTTGCCAGATTTTCAGAGCGCGTAACCTCCCTGAGATTTGAAATCCGGTTATTTTCTCTATTCCTATCTAAGTGGTCTATTTCTTTTTTTGGCCAATCGCCATTGACGTATAGCCACGCCAAGCGGTGGGCGAGATAAAGAACGCCTTTAACCCGCATACGCATGTATCCGTTAATGGGGTCGCGTGACCCTGCCGGTGATCCCTGCTTTACCCCAAAGCGTCGCTCCTTGAAAGTGAATACGCCTGTTTCCGAATCGTAGTGATAGAGCCTCTTCAGCTCTTCTTGATTCGTGCCGCAGTTGCATTTTGAATTATTTCTCATGGTTTATTCTCCAATGGTGATTTCGTCGTCGCTGTCGTCTAGGTATGCGGGGAGTTCGAGCTTGAGCGTGTCGGGCGGCGTAAGCGGGAACGTGTTGGTTTCGATGCAGTGTGACCAGAGGTTGATTGCCTCGTTCACTTTGGCAGACGCAGCGGTTAACCAGCTAGGTTGCAGCGTGACACGGCGCACGGCATAAGGCGCGGTCGTCTCAAAGAAGACGAACACGGAAGACGTGCGCCCACGATATTTCGGCATGAGCGTTTCGAGTCCGCGCAGGTAGAAAGCAGCCTGAATGTGATAACCGTATTTCACGATGCTGCGTTCAATACCGCGGTCGGAAACGTCTGCGCAACTCTTGTAGTCCCAAATATTGGCGTAATCACCAACTTCAAGAACGTCAAAGCGAGCGCGACAAAAACAACCTTTCTCCTGCCAGATTGCCGAGACTTCGTTCTTTGCGTCGGGGCCGAATGGAGTGTGTCCGATTCCTTGAGCTGCTCTCGCACGCACGGCACCGGCGATGCGCATTCCTTCCTCGTAGGCGGGCGGAAGAACGGCAATGCGGCCCGACGCCTCAACGCCGTCTCGCCACTCCTGCGCGGCCTTTGTTTTGAAGTCCTTGAAGTCGCCCACTTCGATTTCGTCGGAGCCTGCTAGAATCGCGTGAACCAGCGTGCCCTTGCTCATGGCTGCTGTGGATTCGCGTTTGTTTCCGCCCAGCTTCGGGTGATCCAGTGCGGCGTGGGCTGGCGACTTGTCGAGCAGGGTGCGTGCGAGTGTTGAGGATAGCGATGGAGTCTCGCACGGGTCCGCATGGTAGTCGGTCGCGCTAACGTCATAGTGCATCCCGACGCCAAGGGTTTCAGTAGTTTTGCTCACGGTGATTAAGTTTCAGGTTTTGCGGGCGGGGATTAGAGGAGGAAGAAGCTGGCGATGAGTGCGATTCCAAGGCCGGAAGCGGCTTCATCTTGGCCAATAGCGCCAAGAATGATGCATCCAATGGCCAAGCATACGCGGAGTGTCCAAACGCCGATTGAATTGATGTCTAAGTTTTTCATGTGTTTTATTTTACTGGCAAATTGTTTACTTGCGGCGCTTGGCGATTAGGCCGATTGAACGAATACCGGCGCGGGCTAAGTCCCAATCGCTGGCCGATGAAACCCGCATACGCCCGATTTCTGCGGCGACCTGTTCGATCAGCGCGGCCTCGTCGGACAGCTCAATCACGGCAACACGCTTAGTGTCGTTGCCTGCGTGTGCCCAGCAGCGACCAGCCTTGTCCATGTGAACAATTCCAGCCTTAACCGCCTTGCGCCCCTTCGCGGCTGGCTTCGGCGCGGGGTGCTTGATGGCGCGGCGATATGGAACCAGTGTTTTACGCCAAGGCTCGCCCGCCATCGGATAAGTATCGTCCTTTGATTCGGGTCGCCAAGTGCCTAGAAAGTTTTTCCACTCGTCGCTAATTCGGATAATTTCTCCCACTGCAAGCGGTCGATACTTAACGGGCAGTTTCTTGATCTTGGTTTTCGTTTTTGTGCTCATGTTAGTTGCAAAGGGGCTCAAGGTTGTCGTCGTGCGTGCGGCTGTCGTATCGGTCGGTAATCGCAGGCGGCGTGTAGCCATAGCGAGCCAGCGTCATATCGCTAACAGTCGAGTCAACGGGGTGCGGGCCGACTTGCGCGGTCAGGATGTAAAGCGGGAATGACTCATGGCGGAATATGCCGCCTGACTGCATACCTAGAAAGCGGGCAACGGTGTTACCATCTTTCTTCGGCTCTGCGTAAACCTCGCGGAAGATTTCAGCCACGGGGTCAAGTTGGGATTCGGTTGTGTTCATAGGTCGTCCTTGCGTTCGTTGTTCGTGCGGTCAAATGCGTGTTCGGCTCAGTCGCCGGTGTCGAAGTTGTCTCGGTTGTAGTAGGCAATCAGCTCACGGGCCGTCTCTAGTGAATCGCCAATGCCGCACTTGCGGGACTCTTCGCGAACGTGTGCATGATATGCCTCGCGCTCTTCGGCGCTCAGCTCGTGATACATCTTGCGCGGCTCGGCTAGGGCTTCGGCGTGCGTCATTGGGACTCGGCTGCTCGGGCGTATTGAATCTGGCGGTAGCGATGGCTTACCTCAATTGATCGGTTGGCGATTAACTTTTCAAGCTGACGTGAAAACTCAGCCCTGCTAATTTTCCCGATTTGGAAATGCTCAAGGTTTTCATCCATGTCGTTGACGTATTCTTGCGCCTCCGTCTCCACATTCGTTTCAGTGATGGTGTTTTTCATTTCGACGCTGACTAAGGCTACTCTGTCCCTCGACTTCAAGAAAAATCGCGCACAATTATTTTATCATGCGCTTTCTCATAGGTGAATATCCGCTTTCTGAATACGCCCGCTCAAAATAGTTCTTGCCATAAGGCTACTCTTTCTATTCGCGTTTACCCATCGAATTTATGCCATCCAAGAAAACAAAACATAACCCTCTCGGACTCTCCCCCGCTGAACTCCAACTCGCCGAATATCACCGGATAAAGCTCGGAAACGCCAAAGGAGGACGGAACGCATGGAAGGGCAAAGACGCCGCCGAACGTTCCGCAATCGCCAAAGCCCGCGCCGCTAAACGCCTAGCTAAATAAACAACGCTCCGACGCCCTGCGCGCCGTTGCTCTCGCAAAATCTCATGCAAAATCAAAATGAAAAGCTAGGCCCGTTGTCCGTGGGGACTGGTTCTACTCCGTCTCTGAATTTAACTCTCAGAATAAAACACATGAACAACTCAAAATGCACTTCTGGTGAAGCGACTGTCGCCCGCATAAATGTGTTAGGCGAAGAGACTATATCCGTAGGGATAATCGGCACAAAAAAAGTCATAGCTATATGCGGAATTGTCGGTGGGCATGATGAAGCGGAGGCCGAGTCGAACGCTGTGCGAATCGCGACCGCGTGGAATTTGGAGAACGACCAAGATCAGACACGGAGTGGGCTGGCGGCGAAATGACACTAAAATGACACAAATATCTAATGACCAAAAGCCGGAGGTGGCGTCCACTCCGTTGTCTGTAACGCATGGTTCTGCTCCGATCCTCTGGGAAGACGACGGACGGGGCATCATACGCGGCTACCTCACCGAACCGCGCACTACGCTCTTCATCATCGAGCGACACCCGACGAAGCCATATCGCGGACGAATGACTGGAGCCGTGATACCCGACGAAGACGAGAAGACCGATGGTATCCTCTCGAATGCCCTGATCTCGTGGCTGCAAGGATGCGCCGCGCCGCAATACCTCGCGGAATTCCATGCGCGCCTCATCGGCTTGCGTGATTTGCAGAACCAGTAAATCAGCAAACCGCATACACAGTGAAAACTACAAAGCGCGGTAAATGGGCGCGTTACAATTCTAGGCGTGCGAAGCACAGGGATGCCGATAGAGCTAAACGGCTGGCGAATCGGCTAGCGCGCAAGAACGAATCCGACGCGCGGCTGATTGCGCACGCAGAGGCGATTGCTGCCAATCCTAGCCCATTACCGGCGAAGTCTGGCCGCTCGCACAAGCTGCGCGTGACAATCGACATTGACAGCGAATCCCGCACGTTCTCGGCTGCTTACGTTGAAGGATTCGGCTGGATCGGGCATAGCGGAAACGTCATCACGAAGGCGCTACGGCTGGTGATGGCTAACGCTGCGAAA